ATGTAGAAGGTGCTGACGAAGCAATCGTAATGGGCGTATCCGTTGACGAAGCTCGTGCAATGGTAATGGACCAATTACGCGCACGCAATAAAGGCGTGTCCGTAACAATGGGCGAAGCTGAAAGCGATAAGTTCCGCGCAGCTGCACAAGATGCAGTATTGATGGCAGCAGGTATCCCTGTAGCAGATGCTGCACCAGGTGCACAAGAATTACGTGGTCACTCTATGGTTGAGTTGGCACGTGAAGCACTTCAACGCGAAGGCTTAAAAGCTAACTTTGGCGATAACATGGAATTGGCTCGTCAAGCTATTAACTCTACATCTACATTCCCTGCTATCATGGCTAACCTCGCTAACAAATCTGTAATGGTAGGCTTCAATGAAGCTGAAACTACTTACCAAATCTGGGCGGGTAAAGGCTCTAACCGTGATTTCAAAGAAGCTGCACGCGTAGCATTGTCTGAAGCAGGTAACCTTGAATTAGTTCCTGAAGGTGGCCAATTCCAACAAGACTTCTTAGGCGAAGCATCCGCTCGTACTAAAGTGGCTACTTATGGTAAATTGTTCAGTTTAACTCGTCAAGCAATCATCAATGATGACTTGGGCTTGTTCTCCAAAATCGCTACTAAATACGGTTCCGCTGCGAAACGTTTGGTAAACAAAATGGTGTATGCGCAATTAACTGGTAACGTTAAAATGCAAGATAATATTGCATTGTTCGATACAAAACATGGTAACGTTGCAGGTACAGGTGAAGCATTATCCGTTAAAGCAATCGCTAAAGCAATTACTGCTATGCGCCGCCAAAAAGGTATTACTGGTGATGCTACTCTTAACATCACTCCTAAATACTTGGTAGTTCCTCCAGAACTCGAAATGACTGCATACCAAATCGTTAACTCTACTGCTGCAGTAGACGGTGTAAACTCCGGTGTAGTTAACCCTTACAAAGGTCGCTTCGTAGTTGTAGCAGATGCTGAATTAACTGATCCAGATGCATGGTATTTAGTAGCTGACGCATCTCAACATGACACTATTGAAGTAACTTACTTGAACGGCGTTGAAACTCCACGTCTTGAAACTCGCCAAGGCTTCGATGTAGACGGTATCGAATATAAAGTAGCATTTGACTGTGGCGTAAGTGCTCTTGACTTCCGTGGTGTATTCAAAAACGCAGGTAAATAATTAGGGGGTAAATACATATGGCAAAATTCGTATACGAAACAGACCGCATCAATTATGTGGCAACAGCAGATGTAAAAGCCGGTGACATTGTAGAAGCCGGTGCACTTCACGGTGTAGCAGTAACAGATATTAAGAAAGATGAAATGGGTGCGTTAAAAGTAACTGGCGTATTCAAAGTAGATGCTAATAAATCTGATACATACGCTGTAGGTGACGCAGTAAACTTCGCTTCTGGTAAAGCTGCTAAAACTGGTGGTAAACCATTGGGTATCGCAGTAGAACCTAAGACTGCAACTCAAGATACTGTTACAGTAATGTTGAAAAACTAATTATTGTATTTTTAATGAAATGCGGTCCACACGGGCCGCATTCACTCTACGAGGTGTAACATATGCTGACCTATGATGAAAGCGCCTTACTTGATGTATTTGGCGAAAAAATAACATATGAAGGTAAGCAGATTAAGGCGAGCGTAGAAATCGGTGAGTATGACGGTAAAGGTTCTGGGTTCGTAACTGGCCTTGCTGATAAAGCTAAGGTATGGGTTAGAACTAAGGACGTGCCACTACCTAAGACTAAAGATGTAATCTACATCAACGGTAAGAAGTGGTATGTGGATCATATCTCCGATAGCGACGCTAAAATGCACTGTCTTGAAATTGTGGCCAACGTTAGGACGGTAAGACCATGAGTAATTCACCAATTACCATTACTGACACTGCTACACCGTATCTTGAATTTATAGCTAAGACTAAACCGGACTGGACAAGGAAGGCTATGAAGTCAGTCGGTTGGATGATGCAGAAGGAAATTAAGGCCGGAATTAAATCCGGCTCACCTGGTGGCCACAAATATGCTACCTTCATGCCACCTACAATGAGGGCACAATTCGAGGCAGCTTTCGGCGCCAAAGTAAGGCGTGCCTATCAAGATGGCGGTAAGGCGTATAAGGAAGGATGGGGACTTAAATCCCGAGCCCAACTTATAGCCGGTGGCGTAAAGGAAACCACTGTCGGATATACACCACTCGGTAAGATGTTCCGAGCCGTGGGGTACCAATACGACGCCAGGTCGCAATCAGTAAAAGTAGGGTGGTTATCATCGTCTGCTAAACGATTAGGCGAACAGATTGAGCGTGGTTACACGAAACAAATTACAGAGCCAATGCGTAGGACATTATTTGCCGGTGGCTTTCAACTTGCTAAAGGGAAAACATCATTTAGGATTAAACCTCGTAAAACGTTTGGTCCGATGAAAACAGCCTTACAGCCTAAGTTGGTACCTTACCTAGAGTCTAAAATCGGTGAATATGCACTAGGTAAAAGCACTCAGTTCGCATCTAGTAGACGAGCATATAAAGTGAGGTAGCAATGCAAACTATTCCACTAGCGGTCATTGCTAACAGATGGGCGGAAGCGGTTAAGGATAATCAGAAGATTACCGACTACTGCATGGAACACTTCGGAAAAGACTTAACTATTTACATCGGTTATGATGATGCCGGCGCACCTCTTGAAGAGGATTGTCCGTGCGTGATCATCATGATGGATAACAAGTCCGAGGGTTTGGCCAGTTCTTACTCTTACACCTTACAACTCGTATGGGGAATAGTACGAGTTGAGGCGGAACGTGAAGGACGTGTAGTGAAATACACAGGTGCGTTCGAGTGTGACGAACTTGGCCAATTACTCATCGAATGTATCATGGCAGTTAACCCTAACTATCCTGTCATTAACATTGACTATGAAACAGATAATATCTCGTGGCGTCCGGTATATCCGGGTAAAGCCACACTCACTATAGAAATACCGCATGTAATTGGCGGTAATGTTGAATATTAGGAGGATAAACATGGCAGTAGCTAAACGTGCACAAGGTGCACAATCTTCTCTTACAATGGCCTTTGAAACTGACTTCGGTACTACACCATCTACCGGTGGCGTGGTAATGCCTATCATCAGTTCCTCTTTAAAGGCTAGCCAAAACTTGAATGACTCCTCTGTTATTCGAGGCACACGCAATCCTGCGGCACCTAGTCGCGGTAATATCGATACATCTGGTAGCATCGTTCCACCAGTTGATGTATTGGGCTTTGGCTATTGGTTAAAGCTAGGCTTTGGTGCTCCAACTACAACAGCACAAGGCTCCGGCAAGAAACACGTATTTAAAATTGGCCCAGATATGCCATCTGCGACATTTGAACAAGGCTATAAAGACATTAGTACTTATCAACAATTCAGTGGCGTACGCATGAATAAAATGTCCTTAAACTTCGGTGGTGACTCTGAATTAACTGCATCTATCGATGTAATGGGCTGTAAAGAAACTATGGCGGCAGTACCCTTCGATACTGCACCTAAGTCTATTACATTTACTCCATTCGAAAACCTCGAAGCCACCATAAAAGAAGGTGGCGTTACGGTAGCGAATGTATTGTCCATGAGCCTTGATATCGACTTCGGCTTGGACGGTGACTCTTATGCTATCGGTGGCAAAGGCTTCCGTACATATATTGATACAGGTATTATCGGCGTATCCGGTACTATTAAAGCCTTCTTCCAAAACATGGACTTGTTAAATAAGGCAGTAAATGGTACAGAGTCTAGCTTGGAATTAACCCTTACTAAAGGTACTAACTCCTTGACTATTAAATTACCTGAGTTGATTTACGAACGTAACTCTCCTGGTATCGATGGTCCTAAAGGCGTAAATATTGAACTTCCATTCAAAGCCTATTATGGTGATGATGCCGGTCAATCTGCAGTAGTATTTGAATTGGTTAATAGCCAAACATCTTACTAATCTAACTCATTAGGAGGTAACTATGAATATTCAAGGTAAAGAATTAAAACCAAGAGCCCTTACATGGACTGAACGTGATGCATTAATCAAAGCCGGTCTAGACTTCGTGTATTGTCCAGTAGATGTTGATGATCAAGTAGCATCTATTGTCCGTAGTCGTGACATTATGCGTTTCATCTTAACTGATGTATACGAACTCACAGACGAACAACTCAATACTGTAAGTGATAAGGACGCAATGAACTTCGCCGGTGAAGTTATTACATTAACTTACCAATTACAAGAAGAAACAGAAAAAAACTAGAAGAGGCGTGGAGGTGGATGTCCTCGGATAGGCCGAAGTACTGCAAGGGATGTAAGGAATTACAAACCGCTACAAAGCAGTCCTTCGACTGCTCCGAGTGTGACTTTAACCCACCACGCCTATTATTCGGTTCAAAACAGGCTTTGCGTTTGTATAACCTATCACGCAGTCAAAGAAATTACCACTCAGGCGGACTAGCTGGGTTTGATTATCCGGCTATACGTACAGTGGCTGAGATTAATAACATTAACCTAAATCCGATGTTATTTAGTCTTATGTGGATATTGGAGGGATTAGAAATGGAGGCGATGAATAAGGATGTCGAATAACGTAGTAGATATCGTAGTGCAACTGACCGATAAGAACGCTCAAGCCGGTTTAGAGAAAATCGCCGCTACCTCTAAGGGAACAGTTGCAGAGCTTTCAAAGTTAAAGAATGAATTATTTGCCATAGGTGCAGGCGCGGGTATTGCTGGTCTTGGTTCAAAACTCGCAAAAGAGGCACTAGCTTGGAACTTATCAGTCAAGAAGATGCAATCCTTAACGGGTGCCACTGCTGAGCAAGCAAGTACATTCCTCTCCGTTGCAAACTATATGGGTGTAGCTACTGACGTTAGTACTGTAGCGTTTGCTAAATTTGCGAAGGCTGTATCTAACGCCCAGGATAAAATGCAAGTTGCATCCGCAGAAGGGAAACTAGCGACTGATATGTTTAGCCGGCTAGGTGTTAGCATTGATCAGATTGAGGGTAAGAATACCCTTGAAGTGTTCAAAATCATTCAAGACCGATTAAGGAACATGAAGGACGGTGCTGAAAAGACACGAGTTGAGATGGAGTTATTCGGTAAAACCGGATACCAACTTCACGGAATGCTGAATATGTCAGCAGATGCCATGAAGCAAGTCGAGGACCGGGCACGTGCTATGGGCCTTGTTATTGACGATGAAGCGGCTAAGAAATCGGCGCAATTTAATCGTCAGTTGAAAGACATGGAACAGACCGGCAAACGATTGGCTATTATGATTGGCCAAGAACTTTTACCGGTGGTTATGGAATATGCACAAGGTGCAATCGATTTAACTAAGTCTTATAGTAATCTAGCTACAGAACAAAAGGAAGCTATCTCAGGCCTTATTAAATTCGGCTTAGAAGCTAGTATAGCAATCACAGGAATTCAATCCGTTACAAGTGCATTGAAGTTCATGCGATTAGCTACTATAGCGGCCGCAGGACCTTGGCTTACATTAGCAACCGTAGCAGGCCTCGCAGCTAAGAGCATATATTCGGCGGTATATGCATCTAAGACCGCAGGTACAGACCTAGGTGTTGATGTTAATGGTCTTAGAGCCCATAAGAACTTAAACGCACCTGGCACGAGCTCCGCTTACATGGCTAACCATGATGGGCGGTATTGGGTTGAGGATAGTTCACTCTTTGGACTTATCAAGAACGATCGCTTAGCAACGAAAGAAGAGGGCGCTCAAATTGACGCTGCTATTAAGGCTAAGGAAGCGGCAGATGCTGCGAAGAAGAAAGCTGAAGAGGAGCAAGAGAAACTTCAAAAAGAAATCGACGATGCCAAGAATGGTCTTACTAACAATGAGGCCATCAACAAGGCTAATGAAGAAGCTAATAAGGCGGCTAAGGCCCAAGAGGCAGCGGCTAAAAAGGCAGAACAAGCAGCCGAGAAATTGGCAAGTTCTGTAGAACGTCTTAATGAGCTTATTCGCAGTCTTACTCTTCAATCTTTGGAGATTGATGGTAGCCAATATGAAATCGATAAGCTCAACGCTAAGAACCAATACGAAACGAACAATAAGAACATTCGTGAGATTATTCGTTCTGCAGCGGGACTAGGTAATGTTGGTGGTGGTTCAGGTAGTGCTTCTGGTGTATTAGATGCAGCTAACGCGCAATTAGGAAAGGCTTATATATTAGGAGCTGACGGTACTTGGGCCACAGATTGTGGCAAATTATTCGCAGATAGTGTAAAGGAAACATTCGGCAAGGATGTACCACGATACGTCCCGTCTATTATGGACGCAGCTGCAGAAGCCGGAGCATGGCACCCTGAAGGTGATGGATATATTCCTAAAGCCGGTGATGGCGTAGTTGTACTTGGTGATAATCATATCGTTATTGCTGACGGTAATGGCGGATATACAGGTGCTAACTCTAGTACAGGGGTAGTTGCTAAGCAGTCTATTACGGGTGATTTTGGGGCTATTACAGGCTATGTTGACACGTCTAAATTAGTAGGGGTGTCCGGTTCTGCAGATGCGCTCAAAAATGCTAATGCTAAAGCGTTGGCCAACTCCAACCTAGTAGCCGAAGCTAAGGCTAAGAACGAGGAAGTATATCAAAAGAAACTCGAAGAAGCTGACCGTAATCAAAAAATCCGTGTACGTAAGATGAACGAGGAAATCTCGAAACTTGACCTTGAACGCACAGGCGATCGCTTGCAATTACTCAAGACGGAAGCTGAAGCACAAAAGGCCCAAATCGATGATAACATTCGTGAGTACACGAAAGCAGTAGGCGATAAGACATTAGCTGAAAAGAGAGCTAATGCCGAGAAGCTAAAGATTACTGCTGATACGGAACAGAAAATCAGAGAGTTAGCATATACGCAACTCAACGAGGACTCTGAACGTCAATCTAACTTAGTAAGGCTTGGACGGATATCCCAATCGGATGCAGACCAAGTACTTAATGAACAGTTACGAGCATACATCGAATTCGCTCAACGAGAACTCAATGAAGCTCAGCTAAGCGCTACTCAGCGTTTGCAAGTAGAAAAGAACCTCGTTGAAGCTCAGCAAAAGCTATGGGAAATGGCCGGACGTAACATACGTACTAGCCTACAAGAAGGTGCTAGACAGTACAACTTACAGGTAGTGAACTATGGTGACCTAGCGAAGTCTACTTTTGATAGTACGATGAGCAGTATTAACTCTTCCTTTACTAGTCACTTAGAAGGTATCGCTACTGGTGCTGAGTCATTCGGTAAGGGGCTTAAAAATATCTTCAAGGATATTACAAATAGCATTATTAAAATGCTTGTAAATCTATCCTTCCAACAGTATGTACAGCCTAAACTACAAAGCCTATTTGGTGGAGTGGTAAGCGGTATCGGTGCTATTGGCGCAGGTCGTGGCGGTGTATCTTCGTTTGCAAGTGGCGGTTCTTTCAGCTCCGCATTTACAGGTAATAGCTTTGGTAAGTTTGCAAGCGGTGGTATTGCTCCTGCAGGTATGACATTAGTTGGTGAGAATGGTCCAGAGCTCTTACAGTTCAACTCTTCTCATCGCATTTACAATGCAAGCCAAACACGTAAGATGATTGGCGGTGAAGGAGCTA